TCTTTGGTGAGTAAGGAGATTAGTCCTTCTTGCAACAGTAGCTGCACCATGCGCTCATCCATGTCTTTGAGCAGCACATCTGCTGACCCATCCTCGTGCTCTGCAATTACTTCTAAGATCACCGTTGTTTCTCCACAAAACTATTGCACAGTTGATGCACCTTACCATCAGCCGTCTTGAATTTTAACACAACCTCAATCTTGTTGTCAAAGTCATACAGGCTTACTAGTAAGTGCTTTCGCAACGCTTCCATCATGCGATAGGTTTCATCATTGGTCATAAGAACTCCGTATAGTCTTCTTTGCTTGCCACACTAGATTTTTAGCATGGTTAGGGCTACACCGCAACACTACAGCAATGTCATTGTAACACATATTCTCTTCTAGTTTCAATAGAAGAGCACGTTTCTGTTTACTAGGCAGCTTCTCAATGAGAAAGTGTACATGCTCTACTGCTTGCCTTGTTTCATAAATTGATTCTGGTGTATCCACGGTGATGCTCTCAAAGTCGGTTTTAAGGCTGTTAAACGGGCGTTTGGACGCTTTATTTATGGCTATGGTACATAACCATGTATAGAACTGACTATCGCCCCTAAACGTCTTCAAATACTTGAATGCAGCTACGAAGGTGTCTTGTGTCAATTCCTCTGCCAGAGCATTGTCGTTGACACGTTTCCTAAGAAACCTATAGATGCGATCCCAATACTTGGATGTAAGCAGAGAGTAAGCTTCCTCACTCCCTGCTAGCGCCTCCGTTATTAGTAATGTGTCATCAGATTTCACAGACACCGGCTACACACGCCAACTGTTGAGCACCCTCAACGTTGTCGTCGTACTCTACGAATGATTCCCAATCAATTGTCTTTGGCATACCTGTCATCAGTAGGCCGTAGATATCCTCGGTAATTTCCTCGTAAGGGGCTTGCTTGTAGCTACCACCGTCCCACGGCAGGAAACTAATGCCGCTAATCTCATCGAAGTTCTTCCAGACCCAAGCACCCACTTCAGGCCAGTCAGCTTCTTTGACATACACAGTGACTGATGGCTTGTGCTCACACCAGTGACGCTGGTAGGTTAGCCATAGTTTTAGGTGTGTGAAGCTGTCTAGTTCATCACGAGTGATACATCCTTCAGGAGCTTTCATAGGGAAGCTGAACACAGTGGTGTCGTGTGGCTTCATCACATCCGCTTCATTGGGAATGCCTTGGTCTTTGAGGAACTGCGTGATAGGATCTTTGTTATCATTGCGTACCCGTCGAACATAATACTGACTATGACGAGCATGAATGCCAGAGGCGCTATCAACAAGCTGGCTAACAGTGCCGCTAGGCTTAACGCAAGTAATCGCAGCAGACTGAGGGATACCAAGCTCATCAGCAAACTCCTTATTAGTAGCAACAGACAACTCACGCATAGCATCAAGCCGTGATGACAGACCTTCGTCATTAATGTCATTCAGCAGAGGGCAGTCTAGGATACCCGTGATGGACACACCTAGCAGACGCTCTTCTTCAGTATTCTTCTGCCACACTTTACGTAGGTACGGGAAGTCAGTCAGTGTTGACTGAAAGGTACCCAGAATAGTGGCGAGTCTGACCTTTCGCTGCAGAGCATTATCATCATCATGTTTCCGTGCAACCACCTCTGTAAGATTACAGAATTGATATGGGCGTAAGATGATTTCTGAGCATGGGTTAGTACCAAACTCATAAGAGCTGTCTCGCCGTCCTCGTTTAGCAACTGTAGATTTAGCTGCTTGTCGTGAGAAGATGCCTCGCTCTCCACTGTAACTTTGATACAGTGCCAGCCACTCAGACATAAACTCTCCAACAGTGGGTTTGTCATTATAGCATGCACTGTTGTTTGCCAGTGCTCGTTGTCCTTCTCGCTCCCACCACTGTCCTGCTTTTGCATGCCGCATCCGATCATCTGACAAATCACTGAGGCTAATCATCGCTGACCGACGTACCCCACCAACAACCACGACTTCCCCAATCTTGCACATAATGTCATGGCACTCCAAGCTGGTAAGTTTCCGACCCGCCGCACCTTTAAACTTATTAGTAACAAATTCAAAGAGGCTAATGAGGGGTTGAGGGCCGCTAGCTCGACCACCAAATACTTTAAGGCGTGCCCCTGCCGCGCGGACTTTAGAGGTATCCCATTTTGGTACTTCCCCTGAATACAGTAGGGCGATAAGCTGACGTAGGGCTTTGGCCCAACCTGCCTTGCTATCAGATACAGAGATAGTAGTGTCGCTATTAAATAGCTGGGTAGGTACTTCAGGTAGCTTGTTAACATACTTGCTTTCTACAGAGAAGCCTACACCAGTGCCACACAACAGGATGTACATAGCTTCGTCAAATGACTTCACATCGTCTACAGGCAGATAGCTGCAGTTGTAACCAGCAGTGTTATCACGCTCTAGTGCGTCACCTGCAGTCATAATCGAACGCATGGAGGGCATCACTTCACAATTGAGAATTGCAGAGTGTAGTTCCGTGTGTAGTGCTGCAGGAATCTTGTAGCCGTGTTTCTTTTGCAGATGCTGCGACATGAAGTTCATGTAGCGATCCACAGTCTCGGGCCAATGCTCTCGACGATTCTTGTCGTCTAGGAAACGCGAGTAGCGGCTTTTAGCAATAAATGTTTCGTATGTACCTAGTGTCATTCTTCTATTTCCTCTGGGTTATAAAATGCAAGTTCAACGATGCCTAAGTAAACACTTACATAGACACCGGGTGCAGGGTTCACATCAAACCCTAATGCCAGCCCTGCCATAAGTCTAATAGCCATTACCATTTACTGTACCTTTGTAGATTTCAGATGTTGCAATGGCAAACAATATGTTCTTTGTTTCGTCTGACAGCATCTCGTAAAACAAACCTCGGTACTTACCACTACTAACAATGTAGTCAAAATCTTTAACTACGTGGTGTACCCAGAACTCTTCCGATTGCGTTTCATCGGTCATCGCCACTACCTCCAATTACGTTACGTACTGCACGACTACGCAGTTTGTTAATGTTACCTACGGCAATATCCAGCATGTCTATATTGTAATGCTGTCCTAGAACAGCTACAAACCACAACACATCACCTAGCTCTTTTTTTAACGACTCTCGGTTTACTGATCCGTCGCTGTCCCTCACTGCTTTTGCTACTAGGCTTGCTACTTCCCCCGCTTCCCCTGCTAGCCCTAGGCTTAAGTACTCTCGGTTTTGTGCTGACGGCAGGGCGAACTTTGCTGCTAGTTCTTGATACTCTCGTAGATTCATTTTCTTCCTTTGTCTTTATTTTATGGCACTTGGTGCATAGCACCTGAAGATTACTCTGCTCACAGAACAAACGATCAATGTACAAGTCCCAAGAAACGAAACCAGTAGCAGGGTCTACTACTGGCAGTATGTGATCAACTTGTACGTCTTTAGCTACGTGTTCTTCTTTACATGCAAAGCACAAGTAGTGCATTGCAAGCTTGCCTGTCTTCTTGTTTGTCTTCCTACCTAACTCAGCCTTCTTCAGTGCTTTCCACTTAGGGGGCCATCGCCTCATTCCTCCACGTAGCGTACTAGTAATGAATGAGCGATAGCGTCCTTCTGTCCACTCCCCGTCGTTCCTTACACCTGCCACGGAATTACTTTAGTCCATGCTGCAAAATGGTGAAGGTTCCCATGCTCGTCAATGCTCTTACTATACATTCCATCAAGACCCATAAATTTATACACCCCTGAGAGGTGAAACTCGTTACTGTCAACTGGAACTTGCACGAGATCTGTAGGAGCAAGTTTGAAATGTGTTCCTTTATCCAAATCATACAATGCTTTCATGTCGTTAATGTCTACTTCACTAATCACACACTACCTCCGATTCTGTTTCGATCCACACATGTGCACCACACGACAGTGGTTTGTCTGGGCTGTACACAATAGTTGCTGGGCCACTAATCTGTACTTTGTGTGCATACACGTTACTCTTGTAAGTCTTAACTGTGAGTACAGGTTCAGACTCGTTGTTCTTTCGGTTGGACTTAATTACATGTTGGTTAACATGAATAATAGTCTTCACTTCAATGCCTCCATATACAAGCCTACGTTGCCTAGGGCGTAGCCAATGAAGGCAATGCCTAGACCAATCTTACTAGTAAGCAGCAGATTAATTGCTACTACTAAGTATACCACACCAATCAGTGCAATTAACCATGCTGCCATAATTACTCCTCGTAAGGTACGTATAACGTGTTCAATGTCTCAAAGCTACCGTCTTCAAACTTCTTGACAACCTCGCTAGTGCGTACCATGTTTCGCCCCCATACGTAGTGGTTTAGTGTACGTACATGTGCCACTTCGTATCCGGGGAACATTGTTATGTCAAAGATAGGTTCATCTATGAATTGTACTCTAGGCTTTACTTTGTCCATAACTCCTCCAAGAATGGATAACATTGTATCAGAATATCTTTACATTGTAAAGCCACCTCACGATGTTCTTTCTGCGTAGCTACGTCTGTACGTAGTTCAACATAGTGAATCCAACTCCGCAACGTACCATTCATGTACATCTTAGATACAGTCATTCCTTCAGGAAGTATTTTACGAGCAACCTCCTTGGCAATACCTTTATCTAACGCACTTTCGTAAATAAACTCTACTTCATTTAGAAGTTTACTTTGAACACCCTGCCACCAATAGGCTAGGCGGCGGTCTTCATCGTCTGAGATATTAATATCAATGCTGTTTTGTCTATTAACAAAGTCCTGCTTACGCACTTCATTCATTTCAAAATCAGCGGCTTTTGCGTAACGCTGGCTAAACTCTTGGAAGCTGAAACTACGATGACGCAAGATTTGTCGAGCAATGTCTCGTGTCGTCGTAATTTCCATGCACACATTAACCATCTCAAAGGGACTCCAGTGTTTGTTACGCACTAGATACTTGAGGAGCTTATTATTGGTATCTTCCTTAGTCTGACCACTAGGGTTTGAAACCCGTGCCATGTACGCTATCTGAGACTCGCCTGATGGTGTCGTCCACACTAACTTGACTTCGCTCATACTCTTTTAGCTCCTCTTCCCAATCACGTTCCATTTCGTTATTAATAACTTCCCGCTTCCTACTCTTCCCAAGTCTTTCCTGATCCAAAGTCGTGCGGCTCATCTTCAAACGCTGGTTCTTCAAAGTTGTCATCGTCTTCAAAAAAGTTAGTGTAGTTAGCTACCAGTACGTCGGGCAATAGGTTGATAATGTCTTCGACAGATAGCCCAAGAGCAATTACTAGCTCTATAGGATCGTCAAAGTTCTCTTCGATAAACTCTTTAACCTGCCGTAGTTTGTCGGTGTAGTTCATTGTAACGTCGTCCAAGATATTCAATTGAAAGAAACATCTCATCAAAGTGTCCGTCATTAACTTCGTTCAGTACGACCAAACCTCGCCAATGTTTGTTGGACAATTGATCCATGTAACTTTCATCGTGCAGATAATAGCTTCCTGCAATGATGGAGCAAATGGGTTTGCCGTCTGCTCTCTTGCCATACGCTACTTGCTTTCCTTGCTGATGCCCAGCAACGCAAGACATGTGGAGCTTATTAATAATAGTACTAGCAGTGCTGGCGGGCCTGCCCATAGCGCCAACAGGCCAATAATGGTTGAAACCAACACCACTGATAAAAACAGGGTGAAGGAATGGGTGAACTTCCCAGTTTTGTTCATAGCATAAATCCTTTGTTGAGATTAAACCCTCTAATGTAGGGTTGTTGTTAATAGCCCGATCAATGCGGTTCTCGTGGTTACCGAGTAGCATAATCATACGAGGCTTGTACACCTTCTCCTTGTTCTTTTTCTGCTTCAGTTGTAAATCCTTGACGGGACTTAGTAACTTCTGCATTGCAGTCTTGGCTACTTCAACGTCGTTTTTGTAGCGCAGTCCTTCAAAGTACTTACTTCCTTTAATGTCATGTGTTGAGAGACTAGGCATATCTGCAAAGTCGCCCAAGTTAACCACAACGTCAGGCCGATAATCAACGATAGCGTTACCAGCCCAAGTAAGATGATCAGTAGGAACTCCATCCTTAATCTGACAATCCGGGATTACTAGTATTTTCATCGTCTTCTTTCACTAAAAAGTCATACAGTTGAGCGTCTTTCTGAGCAATCATTTTATCAACAGCATCAGCTACGCCGACATAACCAGTGGAATCTAGGAACCGAGCGAACTCACTGAGAACGTTTACCCAACGAGTGTCTTCTGAGAAGTGCACACGATGATCTACACGCTTGTAGTGAGGGAACTCTACGTCGTCAAAGCTGCACTCATCAACCTCGTCTGAGCTAGTGTAAGAAAATTCAAATTGTTTAATTGCCATCATCATCTCCTAGTACAAGAAAAACTTTTTTAACATCATAGCCTACATGAATATTAGCTAAGTTGTCACTGCCAATATAGTAGTCTACTGCAGATTGGGCGCTACGCTTTGAAGCATAAAGCTTAGGTGTCAGTGTGTTTTGTGCACACATGTACGTCCCATTCGAATCTTGAATAACATACGCTTCTTTAAGAACTTCCATCAGTCAGCACTACTGTAGTCAAAGTATTTACGATCATCCCAATTACTGTAGTAGTCTGCTACAACCTTCATGCAGTGAATCAGATAGTTGACAGCGGCTTTGTCTTTTTCTGGATCGTCAACAAACCACATGGGAATATTACGACCACCCTCCAGAATATCTATCATATCCCGCAGTTCTTGTCCAACTGCTTCGTCAGCAAATTTCAAATCAACTAACATTTGTAATCTCCATAACTCGTGGAACATCTACAACATCTACTAGAAACTCTGGGCCGCTAGCATACAGGAAGGTACGCATCTCAGGCCAGCATTGTTTCTTGTAGGGACAATAGCTACACGATGCACATAGCTTCTTGTTTTTACTAGTTTTACTAGCAGGTACACTGTCCAGACGCTTGATTGTATCAGGCTTGTCAAGACTCACAGCCTCTACCGCATGGTCAGCTTGTAACTTAAACAAGCCCTTGTTGACCTCAATAGGGTAGTAGTTGATGTGACCTAGTTCCTTCTGGATAGTAACAAAACCAGCAGTATCATAGTTAAGAGCAGTAGCATAGCCGTTTAATTGTTGATAGTAACCAAATGGGTCTTCCTTTAGATTGTTCTTGAACTTCTCTTCACCAAACTTAGTGGTGCTCTTAACGTCGATAACAACGTTGTCAATGATTGCGTCGATGCGACCACGTACATACCAGCCGTTGCCTACTTCGTACAGCACGCGCTCTTGCTTACTAGTAACACTGTGACCGGCATCCTCTGCAACGTTGAGCACAAGCTCTTCCAGAATGTCTCCGTAGAAGAACTTCAGCAGTGTGTTGCCCTCATGCTTCTCTGCACCCTCTGGGGTGTTGTACTTGTACCAGAGGCGGCGAGGGCAGGGATCACCCACTTCGCTGAAGTACAGGATGTTCTTCTCACGCTCGGATGAACGTGGGTTGAACCACTTGTCATAGCTGACGCTGACATTGTTGTTCGCTGTAGCAGGGGCAACACCCCCACCGATGAGCGAGTAAATGTCAGACACTAGAGTGTCGATTGTCTTCATTCAGTCATCTGCTCCGCAGCAGCTAGGTCTAGATCACCGCAGGAGTAAGCTTCAAACATACGGGCAATCTCAATTGCTTTCTCTGCTCGTCCTTCCATAGTCAGATCGGGGTCAGGAGTATCACACACCAGCTTGACAGCATTGGTAATTGAATTCTGACGCACAATGGCACGATCACCATGCAGAGGAGGGATGGGGAACACCTTCGCAGCAGGGCCATAGGAGGGCTTAGAAGCCCCTACAGTAGGCGCAGTGACAGCAGGTGCACCCTCCCCCTTAGACAGCAGTCGAACGCTCGTTAGATCAACGTTCTTGCCGTAGGTGTTCTCGGTAAATTGGAAGTCGATGGTGTCACCAATCTTGAAGGTGGGCTTCTTGAAGCCGTAGCTGTAACGCTCACCATTAGCAGTGATGCTGAATGCGGGCTTAGGGCCGAACTTGGTGTTGACTTCTTTTTGGGTGATGTTCTCAACGATGTAGGTCATAGTGTTAGTTCCTTTTTGTCTTGCCAGTTAATTCCAGATTCCACACCAACACTGAGGCGGCATGGAAAGTCAATGTTGAATACAGATTTCAAATACTGTGGTGCACTTTCTAGTGTCTTCTTTGCTACAGAAGCTACAGTGTACAACAAATCTTTAGGTACGTCAAGCACCACACTGTCGTGCACAGTCATTACTAGTTTCGCTTCGGTTAGATTTTCTTTCTCCAGTTGGTTAAGCAATAGACCTACCATCATGGGAACCACATCTCCAGTGGCAAACCCTTGAATGGGCCAGTTCTTTAGCTCAGTAGGACTGAACGTTAGCCCGCCCTTGTACTCGTTAGGGTATTTCTTGAAGATGTAATGCCTACCCGTAGGGCTAGCATGGTAGTAGTGGTAATCAGGGCCAGACTTAGTGGGATCATAGCTGACTTGTGCCAACCGCTCTGCATCCTTCACAATACGCTCGTGGTATTCCTTGACACCCTTGTAGCGTGTGTAGAACGTGTTGATGAACTTCTTAGCCGTAGCCTTGTCACACCCACTCTGTGCCATCAAAGTAGCAGCACCACCACCATACACCAGCAAGAAGCTGAACCGCTTGAACGGCTTGCGCTCCTTGTCAGTTGGGTAGATGCCATACATACCTTTGTACAACTCACGATGCATGTCCCTACCGTTATTAATATCGTCGATAAGCTGCTGGTCATTGGCTAGGTAGGCTAGTGCAACCATCTCTAGCTGCGAGTAGTCTAGCTCTAGGATGCAACCATCTGCATAGCGACTAACGTAAGCACGTTTCACATCACCTGCATCTGTCTGATTCTGCAAGTTAGGATTGGTAGCCGATAGGCGACCCGTCTTAGTTGCACAATGATTTAGGTTTGGGTAGATGTTGTCATCAGGGAATCGTAGCCCGTGCAATCCGTCGTAGTAGGTTTCCTTGATCTTACTAGCCTCCCGAATTGTAAGGAGTGTAGATGCAAGTTGATCAGCACGATTAAATGCTAGCTCCTTCAGTACGCTGTCATCTGTACTGTAGTAGCCACCCTTGCCTAGCTCCCCCGTAGGTGGGTATTTACCTTGGACTTCACGAACCTTTTCCATAGTTTTAAAACGTGGATTACCATTCTTATACAACCCATCTTGTACCTTCTCTTTGTATTTCTCTTCACCACCAAAGAAGTAAAGAGATAGTTGCTTAGGACTAGCAGTGTCTACACCGGGAGCAAGCTGCTCTGCATACTCTCGTGCCTCTTCCAGAATCTTACTATATGCAATGCGCTGCGCTGTCACATATCCCCAATCTACACGCATGCCGTTACGATTCATCTCCGTAGTGGCACGTAGTGCATCCATCTGCGTCAGCATCAGAGGCAGAATGTCTAGTGATTCTGCTGTTGCCCACTGCTGTTCAAAAATCTCCGCAGTGTTACGCACATCACCTTCTAGGTAGTTGAGTAGCTCGGATTTCGGAATGTCTTCCGTTGCCACACCAGCCTTCCAGTAAGCCTTGATCTTGTCGTCCTTCAGTGCGTGTGCACCGATGTACTCAAGTGTTAGCTCGTCGAGACTGGCGTATTGATGCTGCTGTGCACTCAGTAGGTAGGCTGCTAGCTGCGTATCCCAGATACGAGGCAACTTGTTATTAGTATTACGGTAGATGTACAGCAGATCGAACTTCACGTTGTGACCAATAACTAGGTCTGCACCAGCACATGCACACTGTAATGGCGTTAGGTCTAGACCCGCTGCATCGTACTTGGAACCATAGGAAGAGAACTTTCCTGCAGAGGCAATGGTTCCCCATGCAATGACCTTGTTGCCTTGCCACATAGGGTTAGCCTTGTTGTTACCAACCGGGCAACGCACTGTAGTTTCTAGATCAATTACTAGTCTCACGCATCTCCTCCCGTAGTTTAATTAACAAGTCCTTAAGATTCATCACAAACTTATTGTGTGATGGTACGTATGGTTTGGCTTTAGGCTCACGCACCCAAGCACCCCCATTTGGAGATATTGTGTACTCAAACCAAACGTCACTAGTGTTAGTCATATACAGGCGTATGTAGCCGTCTGACTCTAGAATTACGTCGCCTTCACGCACTTTACTTAGTTGTTCGCCACTTACTGACATATCGTGCCCTCGCTGGTTCAATATCAACTTCAAAACATCCGTGTCTATGTGCTTCAAGAGTTTCAGATCCTCCGAACAGCTTGTTCTTTGGTACGTGAATATATCTCTGTAAGTCCATACCCGGTTCATTACTCTTGCCGATAGTGATGATAGCATCTGCCTCACCTACCTTGTCGGTCTTGCTACCTCGTAGCTGATTCATCTGAATCCACTTCTCACCCTCTCCAGTACCATCTACTTGACTGATGGCAATGACGGGGCAATATTCTTTGGCAATGTCTCGTGCCCACTCGTATAGCTTACCAATGCGTAGGTCTTCCCTATCGTTTTGAAAACCGTGTACCTTGTCTAGCTGATCAAAGATGATTAGTCCGGGCTTGTACTCCTTGAACAACGTGGCAATTTTGTTAGCACTACGAATGCCGCTGTCGTCGTCTAGCACTAGGAACCTATCGCCCCCACTAACTTTGAACGCATTGGCATACTCGTCAGGCTTGCTCAGTAGTTCGCTACTAGTAACTTGATGGAACGATTGAATCACTCGCATCATCACCTTGTTGCTAGCCTCTTCGTTGTTGATCCAGACCACATGCTCGTCAGGTTGTAGCTGCGTCATCATGTAGCTGGCTTCACTGGCAACGAATGTTGTCTTGCCTGTCTCAGGCCGTGCAGCAATGATGATGAAGTCACCCTTACGAATCGGGCCTAGTGCTACGTTAAGCTCCTTCAGTCTCCAGTTGAGTCCACCACTAGCTACCACACTGGATAGATAGTCTAGGCTAGGACTGACGAACACTTCGCTCTTCTCTACGCTAGATCCAATCTCCTTCTTGTAGCTGTTCAGTAGCTCTTCAATGGATAGTAGATCACCACCTCGCCCCGTACCAATCTTCAGACATATGTCGTATACCTGCGTAGCGTAATCAGTTTCGATCAGCTTCGCTAGAATGTCCTTAACGATTGGCTTAGACGTTGCCATCGCCTTCTCTAGGTTCTCAAATGCTAGCTCGTATGCAGCAGGGTCTTTAATCTTCTTGCCCTTGACGATGTAAAAGAATGTCTTGAACTCGTCGGTGTCTACAACAGTGCGTAGCGGATAGTTGTCCCAATAGTCACCCAACACATTGAACAGATCAAGTGTGATGGATGATACGTTGTGTTTCTTTACGTGATCTTTGAATCTTTCATAGTCTGTTTTGTTACTAGTAATTGCAAGTATGTCAATGTCATAACTCATTAAATCTCCATTGTCTTTAATGTTTCCATGTCAATCTCTTTAGGCTGATGATTGAAGATAGCCGTTAAGTCAGGAAGCATGGGGCTAAATTCTCTCAGCAACTTGAGGGCGGCTCGGTGTCCCGGCGTGTCATCGTCTAGCCATAACACTTGGCGATTGTGCTGTCGCGCCACCCACTCCAATATCTTTCGATCCATCTTCGTACCTAGCAGACACAGCGTGTGATAGCCAGCAGCATGCAGCTTGTAGCTGCTCAGTAAGTCCTCAGTGATGACCAGCGGCTTAGTTGGGTCTGCGATTGTACCGAACCGCAGATAGCTGTATTCCTGTGTGCTGTAGGTAGTGTACTTCGGTGTGCCGTTGTACTTACGAATCTGACAGCCCACAATGTTCTTGCCCACTAGATCCTGCCCGTAGATGGGTAGCACCAATCCACCGCGCGTTTCTACAATGCCGAATGCGTCGGTTAGCTCTTCGTCAAAACCATACTGACCTAGCCATAGCTGACCCTCAATACGGAACTTATCATATTCCGTAACCTCTGTCAAGCTTTCGTAGGTAGGGCTGCTACGTGGAATTAGAACAGGTCGGTGCTCTGCTTTAGCAGCAATGGGTGAGTAGTTTTCTTTGGGTCGATAATAACCACTCTCGCCACAGTTGTGACAGTGGAACAGGAAAGCCCCGTCAACATTCTTCACGTACAGACGAGTCTTCGTATCCTCACCAGCAGAACAGTCTAGATGATTAAACTTTACTTGCTTTCCTTCTTCAATGTGTAGGTAAGCCTCACAATTATTAGTAAGGACATTGAGGGCATCTCGTCCGTAGTGTGTAGTCATTCTTTATCCTCTACCCAATAGACACCGGGATTGCTAATCTTCTCGTCGCGTGTAGCCCGACGCATACGCACTGTGTTCTTCTCCTTGAGCTTGGATTCGATGGCGCGGGCGAGCCAGTTGACCGACTTGTCGCCTTTCACCATCTCACGCGCTAGTTCATCAACTTCATCCGTCAGCCCCACCCACTTGTGTCGCACCATCTCACCCGGCCCGTCTACGCGATCATCATACGCCATGCATCCGCGCTCTGCAGATTCTCTGTTAACAATCATGTGTGCTCCACAATCTTAATGTTAGTCATGCCGATGATCTGATGACAGACCTTGCACGGCTTTGCCAGCAAGGGCTTGCCTTGCTTGTTATAGCGCGTTACTAGTATGCGGTGGGCCTTGTCCCAATCACACTTCACCAGTGCTGCTACCTCTGCATGCAGGAAAACCTTATGGGGTTCCCCCACCTCTGCAGCAATACGTGCCTGTAATGGGTGCGTCTTGATGTAACTGTTCTGACCAGAGGAGAGCAATCGCCCCCTCTTGTCATACACAAACGCACTGATGTGTTGCTGGCACATTAGCCGAACACTTTGACGTACAACTCTGACACACTCTTAGCGTCGTCAGGAGTCAGCTTCTCTAGGAAACTAACTTGCAATGCATACGCAGTGTCATAGCGACCCATCTTACGTGCCCAATTGATGAGGGTACGTGGCGACATGGTAAGACCGATCTTACCACCATCGTATGCCTGACGCACAAGGTGTGCCATACGCACCATCTTAGTAGCAACATCTGGCGTAGCATCAGTCTTACTAGTAATGATGTCAACCTCGTGTTGCTGGCTGAGATAGCCCAGACGTACAGTGTTGGTGAATCGGTCAATGGTTGCACTGTTCTGGATACCTACACCAGAGAATGCACCCGTAGTGTCACCCTGTCCCACAGTGTTACCCGCGAACACCAGACGGAAGTCAGTGTGCGGCACAATGGTGCGATCTTCGCTAGTACCGGGCTTCTCTTTGAGGTAGAGGTAGCCACCATCTTCTAGCAGGTTCTGCATACCCATTGCAATCTCTGCGGGCATAAGCTCCCACTCGTCAACCAGACACACAGCACCATACTTGGCTGCTTCAGTGATGGCACCATCCTCCCACACAGTTGCACCACCACGCACCACTAGAGTACCGAACAACGCTGCACTCTCTACGTCACCAGACATATTGATGCGGATGAACGGGCGGTTAAGCTTGGCACACACATACTTGACCAGCGACGATTTACCGCTACCCGTAGGGCCAGTGATGAGGGACTTGTCACCATCCTCAAGACCCGCTACTAGTAATGCTGCTTCATCCTTCTGCACTACGTAGTCGGGGTCAATCTTAGGGATAAGACGCACCACATTGGGATCCATACCCACATGCGTAGGATGCACAGTGACACCAAAGTCGCCGAACTTAGGACGATAGTCGAACACCTCAGAGAACCACACTTGACCGGGCAACAAGCCTACAGGCTTACGTGCCACTGCTTCTGCGGGTTTGGGTTCTGCTTTGGGTGCTTTGCCCAAGTGTTCCGCAATTGCCTTAGCTACGCGGTCATTCAAATCTGCTGCCATGTTAAATGCTCCTGTCAATGATGGAAAGAATGGTGGGCGATAGCTGGTTCAACTCACGAACAACTACATTCTTTTTATAAAAATGAACAACGTTAGTATCACAAATGCCAATACCATATGTGTCAATCCCTAGCTTCTCTGCGTCGTCAATAGTCTTACGTGTGTAGCCTACTACATCACCCGCATACTCACGCCCTGCGGGACTACCATCAGACAATACTAGTAACACCTTACGATGTTCCTTACGCTGCTGCAGTCGATAGGTAGCGTATGCAATTGCATCACCATCACTATTATTCCACAGTGCACCACTAGCATGCTTGAATCTGTCAATGAGTGTGCGTTGATTGACACGCTCACCGAACTCAGAGAACAACCATACCATAGGGTCTTCCTGCCTGTCAACCGCAAAGTTAGTAAACCCGTACACACTGTACGGAATATTCAAGGGCTTGAGTGCCTCTGCAAGTGCACCAGCACCAGCACATGCCATCTCAAACTTAGCCCCTGACATACTACCACTGCAGTCTACCAATAGGCACACTGCGGTATCTAGCGTGTTACTAACAATGCGTTGACGGAACACCTTGTCTGCCAGCGGGCTATCCTGCTGCAGCACACGATGTAGGCTACCATTGTGCAACTTACCGCGCTTCTTGCCGTACTCGTACCTATCACGGCTACGTGTCTGCAACTTTATGCGTAGCTTATTGGACATAGGCTTAGCATTATTAGTAATGTAGCTATCTACATCATTGTGCTTGAAGTAGCTACCACCAGACATAAGCTCACTAATTTTAGAGGGCGTAGTATCCCTGAAGTTGAGAATGATGTACTGGTTAGGCGTAGGGATAGCATACGCACCACCGGTCTTGTCACGATGAGCGAGATGGATACCCGTGCGGCTTTCCTTGTGCTCGTGCCCCATAGATTCCATAAGCTTATCGACGTTGATAAGGCGATCTACGTCGTCGTCAACAGCTTTGCCCTCATCACCATCTGCATCACCTTCACCATCACCCTCTGCCTTACCCTTGCCAGCACTAGGCTGCTCGGTATATTTCTCGGGATCTTCGTCGTACAAGTCACGCAAGATACGCTTGGATAGATCCATAACGTCGGCTGCGTCACCCTTCCAGCGCACATCCAGTAGCTCGTCAGTGTACGCTTGCAGCTTGGCATAGCGTGTCTGCCCTGCAGTGTCGAGCAAGGGTAGCATCTGCGTAGTTGCCTCGTGTGACGTACCGATCCAGTCACGATTGGCAGAGTCCCATGCGAACAGAGGCAATACTAGTAACTGCTGCTCTTGCAAGGGCTTGTCTGTGTCACACAGACGTTTCTGAATGTCTGCACTATGTAGATTCCAGAATGCATTACTAATAGCACGATCACCCAGATAATCCCTATCGTTACGATAGTCGATACGATGGTCTTCGATGAGGTTATTGATGAGTGCAAGCAAACCCGTAGGGCGTACCTCATTGAGGTAGGTGAAGTCACTGTGCACTACATGGCTAGTCTCATGCTTGACAAAGTAGCGCATACGGGCTAGCCACTCGTCATTGCTGCTACTAGTAATGGCTGGTAGCCACATAGTTTTACCATCTGTGCGAGGTGTACTATCTGCCGTGTCCCACTCTACCGAAACGCCAGAGTTGCGGGCACATGCTGCTACGTATGTCTCGAATTGCTTAACGTCAAGGTAGGTGGTCATAGTTTCCTTAGAATGGTGCATCCTCGTGATTGTCTGGATTGAACGGTATTCGTTCCCCCGGTTTCGGATGTTTGAATCCGGGTGGAGGAAAGGGCCAATCAATTGACAGATGTAACGTCGGCATAGGCATAGGTTATAAAG